AGTTCACTCAATTTTTTTATTTTTACTATCATTTTTATTAATTTTTATTTGTTAAAATAACCTTGTCTCTTGAAAATTTTTCTTTTATAACTTCCTTTAAAGGCTCTACTCCTAAATCTTTGATAACATCGGAAGGATCTGTTTGTGCCCAATAAGAAGGGTTGTTGATATATTTCAATCTATTATCAATCTCTAGGGTTAATAGTCTTGAAAATCTCTTGCCCGCTTCGTCATTGTTGAGATATACGAAAACATGGTCAAACTTGCTAAATAGTTCTTCAATTATAGGAAGTAGTATTTTGTAGCTATTTTCTGATGGCAAATTAAATGCATCATATCCTAAAGAATCTAAGCACATAGTATCCTTTAAAGAAGAAGTGATAAAGCATACATTTGTTTTATACTCAAGTTGTGGGTAGCCCTCTAGCACTGCTTTAATTGTTCTCCACTTTTGCATAGGAATACCTAGTGGATTATATACTTTAAAAAGCTGATTATTTTGGTAGTATCCGAATATAGGATTATATTCACCACTAGAATAGTTTAGTACTCCATTTCTTAAAACAAACTTTACAGGGCATACATCATATTTTTTTAATGTAGCTTCTGTAATACCAAATTTTTTCCAGTAATCAATATCTTCCTTTGCAAAGAAGTTTTTCTTTATTACAGAATAATTTATCTTCTCCGCTACTTGTTGAGTGTATTTATCTTTATTTACAGAAGAAGAAAGGGGTGTTACTGCCACCCCTTTGTTTTCTCCTGAAAAACCTCCCTTCACTCTATCCGTGTACTTTAAATCATAATTTATTTTTGTAATAGCTTCTTTATTTGTTAAGTTATACTTTTGCGATACAAAAGAAATACAGTCAGAATGTGTAGGATGATGTGCCCAATCTATAAATAAAATCTTATCATTGATAACTTTAAAATAGCATTTAGGGCTTTTATCATGCCTTAGCGGATTACTATAAGTACCCTTACTTTCCCAACTTCCAAAGTAATTTCTCCATATATCGCTCTGTTGATCTAAAGTGAACATAATTATTGATTAAAATGGAAGTTCGTCATCAAAACTATTGTTACTTGCTGCGGAAGTATTTTCCTCTGTTACTAATTCATTTGGGTCAAATTCTTGGAAGTTAGATGTGATTGGAGCAATATTCTTTTTAAATGCAGAATACTCTCCTTTTAGAGCATTAATGATTTTATCAAAGCTTTTAATCCCAGGATAGTCTTTTATGAAAGCTTTGGTATAAATATCCATATCATAATATGTCTTGCCATTACTTTCACTTGAACGAATACCTACATAAACTTTGATTCCTCTTCCTTCTTCAAATAACGGATTTATGTCAGAATAATCTTGCTTAAACAATTTCTCTAATGGAAGAAAAATACTTGGAATATCTCCATCTTTCAGAGTGTATTTTGACAACTCAGTTTCCCAGTTTTTCAAGATTATGAAAAAGTCCACTACGGCATCTTCTCCCACCATTGCTTTTCTTTGGTTGTCTCCATAATACCACACTTTGTTTTTATTCATAACAGCAGGGTCTTCATTATAAGAAGTAAGCCCTTGTCCATTAATGTATTTTTGCTTTCCACTTTTTGAAATATCGTGTCTAGCTTCAAGCCAAAATGTAATCTTTGTTTTTGTGTTTTCGGCTTGAGGAAGAGTTCCCCAAATATCAAGCTTTAACACTCTCACTTGTTTACCATCTATATCTTTTGTAGTTAGATATTCAGGTTCTTTTTCCAAATCTTTTCCTAAGAATGCAGATAGGGCAGCTTTGTTAGGGTTAATCATACTAGGAATAAAAGTAGATACTCCGTAGAATAGTTTTCTGGTTCCTGAACCAGATGACGTTTTGACATTGTTGTTCATGTTTAAAAAAATTAAAAATTAAAAATATTGTTTGTGTGTTATTAAATAAAAATCTTGTCCCAATGAGTCTCTAGCTTATCATCATTTATAAGTTCTGAGATTTCAAACTCCTTGTTTCTAAGGTGCTTACATCTTGTGCCACCTACAATTTCTTCAGAGTGGATAAATGAAAGCATATTTACATTTGGTTTTTCTGTATTTCTATACATATACCCAATTGCATCTACTCTTAGAGCAAGTAAATCTTTCAACTTACCTTCAAGATTCAGCTCTTTAATTGTTTGTCCTGAAGTAGAGATTGATTTATCCGAAACGTGTCCTACAATAATCAACGTATCACAGAATCTTGTAAAGAATTCCATAATTTTGAATAAGGCTTCTCGTTTATAGACTTGACCTTTTCCATACTCTAGTCTATCAATATCAAAGTCAGCAGCTTCTGATTTACCTGTATCTTTGTTATAGGTTCTCACTGCTAATTGATTCAATAGCTTCTCTTTCAAAGAAGTCACCGTATCAAGTGTAATAAACTTGTAATGAGGGGTTTCTTTGTGGAAAAGTTTAGCTAATTCATCAAACTGTTGCAGGGAATCTATGTTAATCCTCATGGATTCATAGAAATCTGCTCCGTGCTCGAAGTTAATAATCAGGTTATCCTCCAACTCACTGAGTGCGTGGGTTTTCCCCGTCTTTTTCTGGCTAAAAATAACCATAGTTCTTGGATTGACTACTGAAGGGGCAATCTTCCCTGTTGGCAATGTTAAATTACTCATCTTTTAAAATTTGTTGTTTATAGGTTAATAATTGGTTTAAATTTTGGGTGTCATCATTTTTTGGCATACTGAAAAAACTAAAGCCTTTAGGGTTGAAAAACAAAGGTTCTGCAACTCCTGTTCTACCGAATCGGTTTTTACAAATATGAATAGTTCTAAAGCATTCTTCAAAGCCATCTACTCTATCAGAAGCTAAAATCGGATACTTATAGTAATTTGTCATTTTGTGCTTATAAGGAGAAAATAATCCTAAGATAACTTGGTAAGATCTTGCTACCTTTATATTATCTCCTAATTTCTGAGGCTCAGGCTCAAGCTTACCTGCTTTATAGTGGTTTAGGTCCCCTGCTGCCATTTGTTGCTGTTGTACACAACATACATGCCATTTCCAATGCTTTGTAACTTGCTTTCTCATATAAGTATTCACAAGTCTATCTATACATCCTGACAAATCAAGCGACATTCCTAATTCATTTTTTTCTAATTCCAAAATGTTTACGTTATCTATAACTACTGCCACTATTTCATTAGGGTCGTTTTGAGTGTAATGACTGTAAATATTAATCACTTTACCCCCACTCAATTGTTTTTCTTTATAATGGTGCTCACCAATTTCTTTTGAATACTCTTGACAAGTTTTATAAATACCTGTAGCATGGCCAGTTTGGTCGTCAAATTTGGTGAAAGATTTTACAGTGTCGAAATACCTTTGAACAGGATCTGATTTTATCATAGCAATTACTTCTTCCGAAATAGGCTCTATCCTGCTTAATAATTCATCTTGTGTACAATGTTTATTGAAATATTTAGAGATGGCATATTGTAGTACACTAATATCAAATTCTTCCTCAGACTCTTCTAATCCAAACCATATACATTTATATTTAAAAGACTTAAACGCAGGGTCATCTAAAATATAATCAGCAACACTAAATAAATATAAGTACTTGGCTAAAGAAGTTTTACCTACAGAGGTTTCAGCAGTAACACACACAAGTGCCCCTGGAAATATACCACTAAAGGCTTTTCTTGTTCCGTTGAATGGCATAGGAATACTATTAATATGTCCTTGTATTAATGAATCCCTGCTCTCTTCTATTACTTTTAAAATATCCATTAAAATACGAGTTTATCTTGGTCACTAAATATTCCTTCTTTCATTTCATTAATAGTGTCTAACAATAAGCTGCCTCCCTCTTTCTCAATAAAATATTGAGCATCCAATGTATAACGAAGATCGTCAGCATTTTGATGATAATAGTTAACAGCGTATAGGATTTCTTCACTAGAAACTTTATACTTTTTCATAAATGATTCTAACTTAGTTATAACTTTATTTTTAGGACTAAATGCTTTTTTATTTATTCCTTGTAAATTTTGTTTACTAAATAATATCATATATTCATCTAAGAATTGTTCAGAAACAAGAGGTTGATATTTTTCTCCATTAAGAATAGCTTTACCAAACTCTGTTATTTCAAAATCTAAAGGATTATTAGTATTTATTTTTGTAAGATGTATATTTCTAATAAACCCTTTCTTTATTAAGTATTGGATAATGTTTAATTGGGGAAGATTAATAGCTAATTTTCCCATTTCTTCGTAACTCATATTCCCTTTGTTTTAAAAAACTTCTGCAAAATTAATATATTTTTTTCAAATGTCAAGCGTTATTTTACTTTTTTCTGTAAAAATTTTATGACAACCTTTACAAAGCACCTCTAGCTTGCTTATATCCTCTACGAATAACCTATCGTGGAATGGTTTTATTTCGGAGTAATCCCTTAAACTACCACAGGGCTCAATGTGATTTACTTCTACATCTTTTTTTAAGAACATTTTTTTACAATGATTGCATTGCCATTTTTTTAACAAGGCAGAATAAGCCCTTTTAAGTATCTCTTTTCTAAAAGGACAAGAGTATAACCACCTCTGTCTTAAAAAAGCTCTAATGGCACCAAAAAAAGCTGATTTGGTCATTGTACCTCCACAATATTCTCTCACTACTCTAGGATTAACTACCTTTTTCTTTTTCCTAGGAGTTGTGGTGTTGGATTTTTTTACTGTCTTTCTTCTCATAACTTTAAATTTAATTTATTTGGCTTCATACCATGATTTTCCAATATTACTTTCAGCACTCATAAATAGTGTAGGGTTGGTGAGAAATATATTACCACCCTCTATCATACTTTTTTCCAGTATTCTAGCATATTTTTCTGATAGGTGAGTCTCAGTTTCCAAAACTATCTCATCATGTATTACATTTGCTATCCTTGCTTTCCAATAGTCATTGTTTTTTTCAATTTGATTAAATAACAACACTGAAGCCATTTTAGTTTGATGGGCAGCAGTGCCTTGTGTGGGAGCATTTAAACATAATCTCATATACTGAGATTTTAAACTGAAATAATCCTTCATCATTAGTTTATTTGCATTAAAGCAATTGTATGCCCCCATATCTGATATTACATACGAACTCCCTTTATCTTTAGCTTTCTCAAATTTCAGATTTTCTTGCTTACCCACTCTATATTTATTCCAAAAATCTCTATCCATATTTGAAATCTTCTCATCAAGGTCTTTGAAAATATCAAACATTGGTAGCTTTAATTTAAATCCCATTGCATATTGAATATAACCAAACTCTAAAGCTTCCTTTAGCTTATTTTCCCCATAAGAGTACACTCCATTATGTAATTCTTTGAATAATTTTTCAATACGATCTCCTTCCTCTATAGATAATCCTTCATTCTCTGCTAAAGTAAATCCAGTACCCCCAAATTGGAAACAAAATCTAGGTGCTTTAGAAGCATTTCGCTTTGCTTTATGATTTTTAATAATTTCTTCATCAGAAAGATCTAATAATTCAGGATAGAGAACTCTAGCAAAGGCACAGTGTAAGTCCTTTCCTTCCACTATAGAAGAAATCATGGCTTGGTCTCCAGTAATATCAGCCCCTACAACTGTTTCTTGCCCTGCGTAGTCAGCTACAATAATGTCAAATCCTTCATTTGCCACGAAACATTCTCTTGTTTCTTTGTTAGAGGGAAAATTTAAAAAGTTTATCTCTCCCTTTCTTGAAGATAGTCTAGCAGTGTCTACTATCGGTTTGAAGTGGGTGTATATTCTTCCATCCCTTATTTTAGAATAAATACCCTCTCCAAAAGTAGTTACATTATGCTCCACTTCTTTATATTTAAGCCACATTTTTACAAACTCATGATTTGACTTAGCTATAACTCCTTTTTCTAAACTTTCTTTTATCTCTCCTTTTTCTTTATAAGTGACATTTATACCTAAATCTTTAAACACTTCTATCATTTGTTTAGGAGAACTTAATAGGCAATTTACTTTCCTTTCGTTGCTAAACATATCCATCTGTAAAACTCTATATTTAGGCAGGGTGTCAAAAATATAATCAATTATTTCTCTCTCACATTTTTTGTATTGGGAATAATCTTTATCCATTTTTGCTTTCCACCTATCCTTTGATATTGGAAGTCCGCATAACTCCATATATGTAAGTGCCCTGATATGTCTACAATGCAATTTATAAGAATCTATGGCTTCATAATCTTTTAATTTAATCACTAAATCATTGTGTAACTCTAATAGTCTATCAACATCATTAAAGCAATATTGAATTGTGGATGGCTGCGATAACTGAACTCTAGCAATATTAGCTTGTTCTGTTTTGTCGTATATAACCCCTAGCTCTCTTTGCATACAATTCTTAAAAGAATGTGATACTCCGAATTCTCCATTGTGTAGAATCATAGATGCCAACATCGTATCTCCCACTTTTTTAGGGAAGTAATTCTTGATAAAGAAGAAACTCAAATCGAAGGCACTATTATGAAATATCATAACCTTATCCAATATAAAAGGCATAACTTCCTCTAAATTAATTATATTCTCTTTATGTGTCTGCAAATCAATTAGATAATTATTTGTCCCTGTTCCTATTTGAATGGCAAATATTTCCCCCTCAAAGGCAGAGAGGGAAGTAGTCTCTGTATCTACCGCTATTATTTCAGGAAGCACCATGTCTTCAAGATTACAGTAACTATACTCCCCTATTTTTTGGAAAAAGGATTTGTTTTTTGTGATTATGTGGTTTGTCATTTAGAAAAAAGTTAAGGTATCTTCTTCAGGGATTTCTTGCCAATCATTTTCAATGTACTTGTCAATCTTATCCAAAGTTTCCTCTAAAATACGTTTACCTTCCATCTCGTCTTTATAAGATAGGGGGTATACTAGCACACTATCTACTTTGGTAGAATTGCATACCACCCAATGAAAAGTTTTTAGTACATAATGGTTCAAATCATTTTTCTCCATCCAGTCTTCCACCCCTTTTGTATACAAAGCCCCCTGTAAGTGATACAAATATTTTTGCACACTATCAGGAAATTTCGGAGGGTAGCTGCTGGATTTCAAATCAGTGATAATAATCTCTTGTCTATCATGATCCACTTTTAAATAATCTGTCTTTATAAAAAAGTTATATCCTCTGTATTGAAAACTCCACTCAAACTGAGCCTTACCATTACTGAATAAATAGGCGGCTTCTCTATCTTTTAGCACATTATTGGCAATAGAGGTTCCTAATTCAAAATTAGGTTTTAGAAACTTACCTTTTGGATTTTTTGCATATTCAATATATTCAGGAAACTCCAGAACGGATTCTTTTATTTTCTCAAAATTCTTAGATTTCACATCTAATATACCACAAACCTTTTCTAAGTTTTCCGCAGAGAGGTCGTAGTTATACTCCTCTGTAAAAATATTTTCAATAATAGCCTTAATTTGAGGCTTTGGAATAGGAATATCTATAATAGTTTCAGTGATAGGCTCATCAAAAACTATCTTATCTATAATAGACCCTTTCTCTAAAGCATTATTTCTTTTGTATACAGGGTTTAAAAATCCTTGTACTCCTTCTTTTATAAGTCTAGTGAGAGAACTATAACTTAATCTGTCTTTTTCTTTATTAAACATAATTATTATTTTTTTAGGTGCAAATGTATTATTTTTTTTTTCAAAATGGGCATTCTAAATTTTTATAGTTAGTTATTATTTCGGCTTTTTCTCGTTGCAACTTCTCCTTAATTGCATTTCGCACAAATTGAGCTACGTTAACATTATACTCTTTTAATTTATCTAAGGTTTGCTTTTGCTCTTTACTTATCCTTATGTTTAATATTTCAGTATTTATCTGCATTTAGGTTTAATTTGTGTTACAAAAATTTCGTAAAGCAGCGAGTTATATGCCATTTGGGTGACACCTATCTAAGTAGTTTAATTCTTCTTTTTCGGTGCAAGTATTAGCTTGATGAAGAAGTAAAGAATGTGCAACCCTACGCAGATATTCAAGTTCTTCTTCGCTCATTGGGTCATTAACTTGTATGTCTTTTAAGAAACTTACAAACCGGGTTGCAAATGTTTTGTCTGATACAATTCTGTTATCTTTAATGATATTCATTTTATATTTATTTAATTGGTTAATAATTCAAACGGCATATAACACGGGCTTGGCAAAAGTGGGCAGACACATTCTGCTAAAATTGAGCATCCTACAAGCCCACCTTCGCCAAGCCCTATAACGTTAGCTGCCATTAACTGACAACCTCCCATTCTTGAAAATCTGACGGAACAAACGACCAAAACATAGGATAAATTTGACTGCTTTTCAAGTCTGTTTTTACAAAAAAATCACCCATTACCCATCCTTGCAAATACACAGGCTTATTTTTTATACCATACATCGGCAGACTTGAAGAAGTATAAATATGTTTTGGTAGTTTAACCTTTATGCCTTGCAAATTGGTATCTTTTGGTAAGTCCTTGATTTTAACGGCAGCTAACACAGTATTGCCGACAATAGCGGGTTCTGTGGTATGTTCAACTTTTGTTTTTCTATTTGACATTTGTTCTTAATTTTAAGTTTTGTAATTCTAATTCCGCTACTGCGGCAATACTCGGAACGTTATGCACTAGCTTTATTCAATGGCTTTAAATTGTACTGCTCTGGCATTTTTTTTGCCTTTACTAACTTATAATACCATATCGCAACGCCATCTTTGTACCCCTCTAAAATAGTATCTATTTTCCATTCAAATGAACGCCTTAGTGCCATTACCCTCGCTCCTACGTTGTTTGCTTTACATTTTTTTTTCATGTCATGAATGTAGCTTTTTTTGTTTTCCTTTAGATACTCTGCTACTAAGTAAGTAGAATTTAATTGCTTTTTCATTCTTTTAGTTTTTAGTTGGTTAATTTATTGGAAATTAATTTTTAAATAATTCATTTATATTTTTTGCAGATTCAAAATCATTCATTGTTTTTATTTTTACCAAGGTTAACTACGCAAAGTAGCCTACCGTTAGGTGAAATTGTCCCAACACCATATCGGAGTTTTCTCCCCCACATAACCGCCACTTACATTGAAATTAAAATGCTCCATTGCATCTTCTTCTGACATATCTCTCATAAGTATTTCTATACACTTTGTAACTGAATATATTAATCTAACTGGAGCATTAAAGTCCTCACATACTCCGATAATGGCTTCATCAAACCCATCAGCCTTTAAGAATGTTTCATCTTCGTATTGTTCTATTATTTCGTTTATCATAATTTTGCCTAACAAGGTATTTATAAAATGTGGCTAATAAAATTTAGTTCTTTGGTTAAGCATTTGTAGTAGCCACGCCTTCGCCAAGCCATAGTCGTTCTAGCTTTTTGGTTTTTAAAGCTATTGAATGCCAAAATTCAAATTCTTTAATAGAAACTTCTCCTACATTTCTTAATGCTTTTAGTTCATCTAAATTTACTAAAAGCAAATCTTGTAAACAAAAGTTTCTATATCCATTTTGTTCATTACGAAGATTAATTTTTCTATCAAGTTTTTCTAAAATACACACTACTCTATTGTATAGACGAGTAGAGATCCATTCAGCTAAAATCATATCTTCATTCATTTTTTTAATCATTTCTTCTTTCATATTATTTTTTATTTTTACTAAGGTTAACTACTGCTATCTTATCTTTAAATTTATCCATACCATTCAACACCCACTTTTCTTCTAAAGTTCCCTCAGCTACTAAGAAATATATAAAACTTTTCTCATGTACTGCTATCCTGCAAAATCTTCCGATAAGTTGTTCTTTTGATGAAGGAGAACTATCTATTCCTAGCACAAATCCATACTTTAAATTTGGTATACTAACGGATTCTTTTAGGATTCCTACATTTACTAGTCTACCTGATTCAGAGTGATAGAACTCATCATAGTTTTTCTTCTTAGTTTTATTATCCATAGAAGAATTAAATTGAGAAAACCCAAAACTAGCACCTTGCTCAATACTTCCTGCATAGATTAGTAGCTTTTTATCTGAAAATTTCTCATTAATTAGTCTATTAGCTAGAGCCACTTTGCTAGGTAATGTATTTAAGAACTGCTTCAGTTTGCCTAATTCAGGAGGGTAGGATTCATTATATGGAGATGTTAAATAATTTTTGTGATGATAATCATAAACACTTTTTTCTTCAGGAGTCATCTTATACTTAACCACAACCATTTGAAAATTATTCAATAAATTATTATCAATAGCATTATTGATAAGGTAGGAATAACAAATAGGAAAGTATTTGTGAATTTCATGGGTATTGCTTGGCGTACCTGTAAGTCCTAGAATAGATACCGCAGGGTTTATTCTCATAAGTCTCAAACAATTTTCCAATATAAGATCTTTTTCCTTGTGCATTTCATCTATAATAATCAAATCGTACTTTTCGTTGTAATTTTTCAAAGATTTATTGCATATAAAGGTAATGTTATTTTCCAAACAACCCCATTTAGTTAATTCATCTTTAAAGTTTTTAATATAAATTTGTCTTGCACCACTAAATAAAATTTTACAATAAGGGTTAGTACTTCTATAGTGTTTAATAATATCAATAGCACACTTTGTCTTTCCCATTCCTACCGCTAGAGCAATAGTGGATCTTCTATCTTTAGAGGATAGGAAAGCGTTCACTGCTTTTTCCTGGACTTCTGCTTTCATAGGTAAAATTCACAATCTTCTTTTGACTCTATTTTTTTGTCTTGACTAAAATCAGACATTAATATAGGCTCTTCACTTTGCCTATCATAAAGATAGTTTTGTAGCCTAGCACAATCTCTAGCAGGGCAATCTACAGAAATACATCTTGAATAGTCTTTTGGAAGCAAGTAGGAGGGCTTGGGTATAATTACTATGCCGTCTCCGCCCTCTGGGCAATTATCTATTTTTTCTGTCATTTTAATTTAATTTTAAGGGTGATAATTTATTTATTTGTAATAAGGTAGTCTATAATGTATAACTCCACCTGTATATTCTTTATGTACTAATTGCCAATCTTTATATTTTTCAAATAAAAAATCAAGATAAATGCAAGCCACCTTTACTTGTTTTTCTTCAGAATATCTATTTAAAACATCCATCCCCCCTCTCTTACACATAGCATTCCAGGTACCATTTATAAATTGGAACATACCTTTAGCAGAAGAACTAGAATTTTTAGCGTTTAAGTTTAATCTTGATTCTTTAAATGCAATATACCATAATAAGTTATGAGGACAATGATGCTTATCTATTAAACTTTTATAGGTAAAGTACAAATGATTCAATCTTTTTTCTTCTTTTAGAGTTAATTTAAGGGGCAAACTTCTTCTGAAATCAGTATATTCAGTAGCACTATCTTGGCTTTTTACTTCTAAATGCTTAATAGTTTTTTCTTTTTGCTTCAATATGCTTAACATATTAGTATATTTCATATTTACTGAAACATTATTAGAAAGTAATCCTGCTATTATTAGCATATTTAAAATTAAAGATAGGTATAGTCCGTTAATCCATTTGCCTTTTTTAAAGGTGAGTGAATCCCTATCATAATAGTACAATTTTGTTTTATTTAATGATAATTTCATAAATTAGTTTTTTATTATTAATTCATACAATGAATATACAACCCCATAAATGTTGCATTGGGGTATTCTATTTCCCATTGTTGGTAAGCCTCGCAAACAGTACCTTCGTATGTTTTTCCGTTGCTAAATAAATCTTCTTTTTCAAGTTTAAATACTATATGTATCATAATTTATAATTTTTTTATTTGGTTTGGTTCTATATTATTGAGGTCTTTTTATTGTAGATTCGTTTGCATTTTTTACACTAACTTTTTCCGCTTCGTAATAATTCCAATAGGCTTCCACGCTATTACCTGGAACTTTGTATTTATCGGGCATACATTGTGGCATAGGGGTTAATTCTGTTTTGGTTACATTAACAGGAGGATTCCTAAGCATATCACTACATTTTAATATAGTTAAATGTTGTTTACCATAACGTCTTGTATACTCTTCCCCTAGTGCAATCATATGTTTATACAACCACTTGTAATTAGAGATGGACTCCCTTGCCCATACCGCTGATGGGTGGTTTTTATGAGTTACTTTGTAAGGTACATTAGCCTTATCTCCATCAGAAATGATATGAGCGGTACATAGTAATTGTGCGGATTCTAGTATCATCTTTACTACATGCTTGTTATACATATACTCAGCGGCTTTTTTGGGATCTGTAGACAGATAGAATATATTCATATTTTTTGATTTTATTTGCCAGGTTTAATAATTTCTAGTGGTATCTCTGATGGCTCTTTCTCTTTGTCTTTCTTGTTCCCAATAATACCAATTTTTCTGCTCATCAGTGAGTACAAGGGTCTTTGCATCTTTCTCTGCCTTTAGATAACCTTCATCAAAAATTCTAGTGTGAGTTTGTGGAAATACTTTTTTTATTATTTTTTGTAACATATATCTATTAAATTTAAGTGTAAAATT